GCGAGGTCAAACGGTAAGGTGACCCAGAAGATGAACTTCGTTTCCATCTCCCGCATGATCTTCGTCTCTATGGAGGATTTTACCTCCTGACCTTTCCATGAAAATTGGTAGCCACGAGCCTTTTCCACGTTCAGATTATACTTCCCCGTCCTCGTATCTTTTTGTATGACCCCATGGAGGAACATATCCTGCCACGTGGCCTCAAAGAACTCTCCGAAGAATCCGGGATCGTTCCCAATTTGCAAAAAATACGAGAAATCGAAGGAAATCGTATACCCAAGCTGTCCAATGCCCGTTATCTTAATCCAATCAGTGGGAAGCTTCTCAAACACCGCGTATTCGGCGCTTCTCGATTTGCCGGTGCCGGTGATACGACTCCGGAGGATATACGAGCACTTGCCTTCCCTCTTAATCTGTAAAGCCATCGTCTTAAGGGAATTCGGGACGTTGAATGTGTCAAGCCACTCGTCGACGAGCCTCGCCTCAGCCCTGAACTCGTCTTTTTTATAAGACGCGTCGCCGTCGAGATTCTCGGGGATGACGAAATGGTTATACAGAGGCACGTCGCAAGAGCGCCTAAGTATGTTATAGAAAATCTGCTGCGAGGACGAAGCCGTCATCGCCGCCGAACGGAGCTGCATCTCATTTGAGGACGGATTGGCGGCATATTGCGCCAACTTTTCCTTTGTGTAGGTAACCCCCGGGGAAGACAACCCCTTAACGCGCTGGTTCTGGACAAACGGATTCGCCCTGTTCCACGCGTAAATATAATCGGTTACGTCCACGCCGCGAGAGCTTAACTCCATAATGTTGTGGAAAGTACCCGTCCAACGGTTCGAAAGCTCCTGTATGGAAGGTTCTTTTTCGTCCATCATCAAAGGACGTTCGCCCGGATCGTCGATTATCTTTTCGGGCTGCGCGGCGGATTTTGGCCTGCCGCGCTTCTTTTTCTTCGTTGTTTCGTCGGCCATCCGCTAATCCTCCGCTTCTCCGTCTTCTGATGCAGGATCACCATTCGGCTCATCGGGCAATTCCTCGAGCTGTTTGGCTATCATCCCATCTATTTCGTCGAGTTGGCGCATCCCATCCTTTATCGCGTCGCGATTCTCGCGTCCAAGACGCGTTATCGCGTTCTGCACGATGAAGTCAAAGACCCACCCATTGATCTCCGGGGTTTCCCTCGGAGGGTTACCGACTCCGTACTCGACTATGACGGAGTCTTGATATCCACACTTCTTCAATATCCTCTTGATCTTTTTCTTGTCGATCGGATCCAACGAGGAAGCGAAGAAGAGCGAGTCGCCTGGGCATTTAATCGCCCCTAATGGGACGAGCGAATCGAACAAATCGCCGAATTTCCCCTCTGGGGAATTGAAATCAGCCATTATCTTACATACTATCATATATATCGTTCTCCTTTCGCCAAACGGGAAACATATCCCCATGCCTTAGGCGGCATTGTGGGACGTCCTCCATTGGAGGGCGTCCTGGCAATAACGCCTTTTTTTTGAAAATTATCGGACGAACGGACTCTTCGCCCCCGCAAAGGGGTTCGGATTCGACCTTTGCGCCCTTCCTCCCGTGAGGAAAGCGCCCCACGCAGAGTCGGAAGACGACGGCTGCTTCGCCACCTCCTTCCTAGATTGGGCCATTTTGGCCATACCGTCCAAATAACTTTTCTGATAATCGATAACGGGCCCGTCTCCGAGCGTTTCGTCAATCTGAAGCTGCTTCACCCACCAGCAGAACATGGCCAAGACGTAGACGCGGTCGTCGTGCATCTTGTTCTTCTTCTCCGGTGGCAAGCCATAAGTAATATTCCCGGCGGGGGTCTTCGACCTGACGATGCTGACGGCCTCCTCTTTCATGAGGTCTATCTGCACCATGGCCGCAATCTCATCCTTACCGAGTTTCCTCTCTTCCCTCGTCGGTTTCCCTTTTTCGTCTTCCCCTTCTATAACGAGGATATCGAACTTCGGGGTTTCGACGGTCATGCGGATATGACCGGCGGGGATTTCCTCCTTCATCGCCTCGAACGCCTTATTCCTAATGGCGCGCGGCTCTAATAGGCGGCAATGCTCTTTGATCGCGTGGGGATATGCTTCACCCCAGCGCATCATGAACTCATCATTTTCGTCAATGATACCGGGATGCACAACCCCTCTCTCATCGGTCCAGTCCTTAACCAAATCTTGGGATATGGCGTAGGGCTGCCCACCGGAGCCATTATCCATGAGGACCATGACGTTCTCATACGGAGCGTTTCTTTCGCGTCCATTGTATTCATAGATCATCCTACGAAGGACATCGACCTGCTGGTCGTGTTTCATCGGGCTATGGGAACCGTCTGCGTAAGTTGTGACGAGGTTAACCATGTTAACCACCCTGCCCTCCCAGATATTGGCGTCGTTCTTATACACTTCGCCAATGAGAACAGGAGCGTTATCGATCTTAGAAGAGGGGTCATAGCAAAGCACGTATTTGTGCTTCATACCGCCCCATCTCGTGTGCGGGACGTACGGGTCGGAGCACTCCCTAATATCCGCTCTGGATACCAACGAATCCTCCAAGTTAAATCTATCAAATATGTTCTGATATTCGCGATTTGCAAGGATTTCGTTCTCCCTGCGCTTTCTTTCGATTTCACCGGCATCAAGCAATGGCTTCATTGGCGCGCCATTTCTGGTCGGGTGCATTGGGATCTCGCAATTCACGTCGGCGACGAAATACCTCGGGTTCCCAGACAGCATCTGCTTAAAGCCCTCTCTGTATCGGACATAGAACTCCGAGCTCGTGTCGGACGCGGATCCGATATAGAGCCTGAGGTTTGGTATGCTTTCGGGGATAGCCGCGTCATTAACGGCGTCGTCGGTCATGGAGAACCCGGCGCTTTGGGCCATAAACGGCTCCGTAACGTCGAAAAAACCCTTGTTGATAGTGCCCGCTTCGTCGTATGCGTTGCAGGTGGAACGCTTACCCCTAACCGTCTTCTCGGTACCGACGACCGAGCAGATCGAGGAACCGTTCAGAAGGGAGCATTCGTTCCCTATTTTTGGATTGTGCGTAAAGCCGTCCGTGTTCGCGTTCGACTTTTCCAATTCGTCAATGAAAACAGTGTTTCTGGTCTTCAGGGAGGCGACGTTCCTCTTGACGATGTTCTCCATCGTCTCAAAGGTCTCGTTGGCTTGCCTTGACCCGGTGCTCATTATATGGATCCTCTGCTTGGGGAATAACAAAGCCCTCGCGCAGAGGAAGTTGCCTAATAAAAAGGATTTGCCCGCGTTACGCGAGCACACCCACACGGCATATTCGGCGACCCATGTCATCGACACAAGCCATCTTTGATAATCCATCAAAGGAACCCCGAGTATCTTCTCAATGAACTGAACCGGATTCTTGCGGCCCCATTGTATCAGCCTCACATAGCGCTCGACGGACTCCTCGTCCTTTCGGGTCATGTTATTGTCTGTAAGATGGCGGTATACGCTGATCATAGGTCAGTTCCTCCCGCCATCGTACATGCGTATCTCTTGATTCAGCATCTCCAGGATATCGTTCGGGTCAATGCCCTTCGATTCGAGCTCAGCTCTATATTCGTGAAGAATGGACTCTTTTTCGAGCTTCTCCTCGGCGAGTCTCGCGGCCTCAAGGGCCTGAAGCGCCGCCTTACGATATTTGAGCACGCTCTCACATTGATTCGTCAATATCTCCGCATAGTCGGTGCCGGAGAGATTAACCTGATTGAGCATCGCCCTGGTACTGATCTCCGCAACCTCGGAAATGGCCTTCGACGTCTCGATATCATAAATATTGGGCGTGGCTGGGTCATATCCCTTTTCCTCGCACATCGTCATGACGTCGGACAGTCCACCCCTACCGTTGGCCCCTATGGCCTTACCGGAAGAGAAACCGTTCTCCTTGGTCAGCTTGTTTATCGTATCCTGCATCTTGGAGATCATCTTAATGCAGTTGTCTATCGCGTCGCGCGTGTCCTTATCATCGTTGCCAGACGCCTCAAGGATCGCCATCCTACGCTGATATCGGGCTATGGTCGTATAGTCGTGAACGACCTCAATCGCGGCATTCCTCTTCGGTATATCCCTCCTCATCGAGTCGGTGAGGAGCCCGGCAAGGTCCCTATACATCTGCGGACGATCCTCTATTGGCTCATCCGCAAACGGGTCGTAGCTCACTATACCAAGTATCTGCTGCCTGTTCTTTCGATCTTCGGACGAGAGCGAAAGGACCGTTAGGTCCTCGGAATACACCCTCTCGAAATTCTCGCG